ATAAACACAACTCTCTTGTGTGTTTTTGCGCCAATAGGATTCAATCGCCACCAGCAATGGATCACCTGCATCATTAATCTTTTGTGTGCCGATTCGATATTGCTTTTTACCTGCGGGAGATGTCGTGCAAATTAGTTGTGTGAGTTGTTGAGTTTCGCCATCAGCCGTATGGATATTCGCCGTTAAAATGGCTGAAGTATTCATTTCGCTGTCTGTTTCTGAAGCATAGTGAAGACTAAACTGTAATTCGTTTATCTCTTTTGGCATGATGCGCACCTTTTATTGATATATGTCATATTTAGACAAGAAAAAAACCACTGTTGTGGATTCATATAATTGATATTTTAATGATAATAATTATCATTACAGCACATATCTGGTTTTCCCTGATATTGATACATTGTTTTATTGATAATTTATCTCGTTATTAACACTATTCCCGAGAGTTTATGCCGACATAACTCCTAGCGTGTCGGCTTTTTTTTATATAAAAAAACCCCGCCGAAGCGAGGTTTTATATATTCAACTATTTAATGCTTAACTCATTTGAGCTGTCATCACACTTTTGCAAAAGATACATTTTGCGCCATGTGGATTGTTCACTGTGACATCAAATTGTGATGTTCTATATTGTGAACCGCTACAACAAGGGCATTTAAAATAGAGGCGAATAGTAATAGCGCCTTTAGAGAGCCACCACGTTGCCTGCTGCTGGACCTTTCATACCATTTTCAATGGTAAATGAAACTTCTTGGCCTTCCATCAGAGATTTGAAGTCATCACTTTGGATTGCAGAGTAATGTACAAATACATCTTTACTTCCATCTTTAGGGGTGATGAAACCAAAACCTTTATCATCGTTAAACCATTTTACTGAACCAGTCATTGTATTAGACATAGAATTTCCTTTAATTTATTTAATTTGCCATAAGGCATATGAGGGTTTGTTTTTTATTTTTACTTATGGGAATTAATTAGAAGGAATTCGCAATGAAGTGGTATCGAGGATAACGCTAAACGGTGAACAACTTTAAACTGACTAACATAAATAGGCCTGTACTTCCAAACCAGTGATGTCATTAAGCCATAGATGAACTCAGATAGCAAACTTTATTTTATATATAAAAACCCCGCAAAAGCGGGTTTATAAGTTAGTTGACCTTGATGTCATTCTTATCACAATATCATCATTTTTACGATCGTAAAGCGCTTTATGTGACTTTTTCTATGTATCGATCCATTTCTAAGGAGACATCTAACATCATTAACATACCCTCTATTATCCCTTCTGCTTTTTGCAGTTTTTTTCCTATGTGAGTATCAGAACAATTGTGCTTGTTAGCCAGTTGCATAAATGTCATTCCGAATAAATAATAATCGAGTAATAGGTCATGCATCTCACTATTCTTTTTATTTAATTGAGCCATGCAACTAGAAATAATTATTGCATCGTCTTCACAGCATTGAGGACGAGCTTTAACCTTGCTTGGTATTAATCCACTAAATCCCGCAGCAATCGAATACCATTGAACCGACTCAGTATTATCAGCCGCCCAAGCCCCCCATCGTTCTAATACCTGTTGAATATCACGCATTACGCCACTTCCTTATGTTGTTTTGAAAACACTAACTCTCTTACCTCACAGGCCTCAATTAGCATGTCATTAAAATCGCCATTATCAGGCCATCTCACACTGACTGTTTCTACATCATTATTAGAAAGTAGGTTTTTATGTGCACATTCCATAGCGGCTGCATGCCCAGCAGCATTCCAATCCATATCTGTAAAGATAACAAGGTGAGTCACCCCCTTCGGTGCTTTGAATTTTTTCATGAAGTTGGTATTGATAACCGACCAAGTATTGACACCATAGAGTTGCTTACAAGAAAGTGCTGTCTCGATACCTTCAGCGATTCCAAGTGTGGTATCGACAGGAAACATTCTTATCGCGACAGATTCTGCATACTCTAAATAATTATCTTCCTGCACAGCTGTCATTTTCTTCACAATATCAAGAGAGGCTTTTTTATCCCCTTGTAAATACGTTCTATGCAAGTAACAAAGTTGTCCTTTAGCATCAGTGGCTAATGACCAAATAGCTTGAAATTTGTCAGAACTATTACGAACAGGTTGATGATCACAATAACGAACGTTATCAAGTGGTAACTCAAAAACACCTCGATTATGTAAATACTGCATGGCAGGTGTATTTTTCAGTGTTGATAATTTAGAATAACAGCCTGTGATGCGTTGGAATAAATTATTCTTATTTGTTTTACTTGGTAAAAGAGCTTCTTTTTCTCGGTAATTACCAATCAATACATCAATTTCATCTGCTAATGTTTTAAAGTCTTTACCTTGTGTTCTTTCTAACAATTGAAAACCGTTGCCTGAACTACACGTACAAATGTAAGTTCCTCGCCCGTTTTTATCATCAATACGAAATTTTCCTTTTTGCCCGCAGATAGGACATTTCCCTTTAAAGTGCTTACGCCCCGTTATAGGAGGTAACCCATAATGTGCAAATATTTTCGCCCATTGCCCTTTTACGGCATCAATCGTATTCACAGTAAACCTCCTTGTTGTGGCTGGTGGCTAATTTGAGTACGTAAATTTTGAATATTGGCTTGTGCCTTCTTGCGAGATTTAGCAAAGGCAATTTGTTTGTACTTAATAAAGTTACTCACTTCGGGAGTGATTTCTTGTGGTGTGTTATGAAAGCCTCGTGGCCATACCCCAAATTTATCTTTAAAGGTATTAGCAACCCAGCCATCACTGATGGGCTTGCCCTGTGTCGCACGCTGATTCTGGTAGTATTTCAATTGAGACCACCAGCTTTGCTTATCTTCTCGGGTGTAAGTGCGCTCTTTTTTACTCAGCTTTTTGATGTTTCGGCTAGTATCAACATCGATGTCTTCACCCACTAAAGGTTTAAACCCACATTTCGGGCAAACATAAACACCTGCAGGTTTCATGTAATGGCAAGAGGAACATTCTTTCGGTTTCTTCTCTCGTTTTTCTTGCTCTCTGCTAGACGAAGATTCACTCATACCGTCGTTTTTGGTAGGCAGTTCGTCATATTCAATATCATCGGGATAACCTAAGCGGTGAACAGAACCGGAATGATCCAGAATTATTGCCTTATCTTTTCCCTTGGCTGGACGCAATGCGCGTCCTATTGTTTGTAACCAGCGAATTTCTGACTTGGTAGGTCTGGCATAAATAACACAACGCACATCGCTGTCGAACCCTGTTGAAAGCACCCCAACATTAACAAGAATTTTTGTCGCACCTTGCTCAAAGCGGTGGATCATGATTTCGCGCTCATCAAAGGGTGTATTTGCTGTAATGACTTCTGCATTTACCCCTGCGCGGTTAAATTCCATAGTCACATAATTGGCATGGCTGACATTCACGCAAAAACAAATCGTCGGCAAATTCTCGCCCAGCTTTAACCAGCTACTCACTACGTCACCGACTAAGTCAGCCCCGCACATAATTTCAGCAATTTCAGCTTCTTTATAATCACTGCCGTATTCCATGCTGCTAGAGGATTTGACGCCTGTTAAATCTGGTTTGGTCGGTGCATAAAATTCATAACGACTCAGGTCGCCACGCTGGATCAATTCTTTAATCGTGGTTGGCTTAATCAGCTTTTGGTAATACTGTCCTAAAAATGGTGAGAATGGCGTTCCTGAAAGCCCCACTACTTTACAATCGGTTTCAGAGGTTAAACGCTCGATTTCAACTAAGAGTTTTTTGCGCTTTAAATGCGCTTCATCAATAATCAATAAATCGATATCTTGAGGAAAGTCACGGCGAATAAGTGTGTCTGCGGAGGCGATTTGTATTGATCTACTGAGGTCTTGATTTGGGTGGTCGCGCCAGATGTAAGCTATATCATCTGCGGGTAAACCATACTCCGTAAATCGCAACGCAGTTTGTGTAATTAATACGGTAAAAGGTGCCACAAAGAGAACCTTCATTCCACGTGAAATAAAACCATCTGTTAAAAATGCCGCTAATCCCGTTTTCCCAGCTCCTGTAGGAGCATAAACCATAAAAGAATTATACTGTTTCCACTCACGGCGGAGCATGTTTAGTGCGCGATCTTGGGCAAAATTAGGCGTTATTGTTAACATGATTTACCCCATCCATATTCAACCGTTCAAATCGATATCCTTTATGCGTTTTTCTTTTACCTGATAGGCATTTATAGACAAGGTCAGAATTTAATCCGTATTCTTTCAGCTCCCTAGTACCATTTAGCAGAATGGCTTCTCCGCTGGATACGTTAATTGCCTTAATGGATCCCTTGTATTGACTATTGCGCTTCCCAAAGGCAACTAGACCTGTGATAGATGCATGGTTACCATTTTCTTGCCTAGTGCACCACTCAAGGTTAGATGCGCGATTATCATTTTTTTTGCCGTTAATGTGATTAACATGTGGCCTTGTGGACTCTAATCCTAAAAATGAGTTTGCAACTAATCGATGAACTAAAAATCTGCGTTGTAATTTCCCATTGCTAAGCATGACGCTAAGATAACCATTTCCGTTATCTGCTTGACGCAGAACTTTTCCAGTAAGATTCATGTTATGGCCATTGCGTATAATTTCTCGATCTATACTACGGACCCGCCCAAAATTACTTACTTCATAACTCTGACTAAAATCAGGAATAGCAACAGGTAGCCATTTCTCTAACAATAAATTCATGTCATAATGTTTTCCGGTGATTTGATTATTCATCATTTCCCTCCAAAGAAGCCGAGTCTGCATTCCCGTCTAAAGTTGTGCTACTCGGCTTTTTGCCGTCTTCAACTGGCTCAAATGTTGCTGGTAAGGTAAAAGATCCTTTCTTGTGTGAAGCCCCTGCATTCAATCTAAAGCGAACACCTTTCGTTACAGTGCTATTCTCAGCCATAAACAAGGCATTCTTTTTCCCATCGGCATAACCACCCCAAAAGCCTTCTGGATTAATTTCATAAACTTGCTTAACTCGGCAACGCAAATGCCCCGCCTCTTTTAGCGCAGTGATTGAACGATACACAGCACTACGAGAAAGCCCTGTATCAGCAATGATTGATTTAATATCTGTCATTGCTGCGCCTGAACTGCGATCCATAATTTTGATTAAATGGATATAGAGTCGTATCGCACTCACATTTCCTTCTTCAGCAAGTTTTGAGATTAAATCTAAGCCTGAATCGTATGCCTGAATGAAGCTCAATCCCTTGCCTTTAGGAAGCTTTAATGATTCAATACGTTTACCAACCTCAGATTTACCCATTCTTAAAACTCCTTGTAACTTCTTGTTTTTAATAATATTCCCAGCTATGACACTAAACGTCCCGTGTGGTGGGATTTTTGGGGTACTTAAGTTATTGATTTTATTCATTTCTTAAAGTCTCCCTTTTATTATCTATATGCCTATGTACTCGTAGACTCGATCTTGTGTTGACCTTGACCTTTGTTTTTGTTGTTTAACTCATTGCAAACATTGAGATTTTTCCACAGCCAATGGACAGAGCCATAAAAACATTGGTTAGATTTAAGCCTCTCCCTTGGCATTGCTTACTAAATCGATAACGGCTTTGCTGTATACCCTTGCATTGCCCTCTGATAACGCTTTATGAACTCTCTTAATCTGACGTTAGCTTCATGACGAGCTTTGTTGTCTTTACGGTAGGGAACTTGTTCTCGTTCCCATTCCGTTTGGTATACTTCTGAATATTTAACTAATGCCTTTTGCCTCATGCTTGGGCTTAACTTCGTAAGTTGTTCCTGAATCCACTTAGCATCATCAGGAAAGTAGTGATCAGGCATCGGCATGTTGATTTGGTGCATGAGAGTTTCCATAAAGTGTTGGATCGTATTTCAAAGCACCATCAGTGATGCGATCTAGCTTCAATGCTGCTCTCTCTGGGAGAATTTCCCCCCAATGAGAAACAGCTTGATCACTAATACCTAAAACTAAGGCGATTTTTCTTTGTGAACCATAAAAATCAACTACACTTGATTTATACATAAGGTTATAATCCTTCAATGCTTTAAACTTTAAATTCAAGTTTACTATAATTTAACGACTAATTTCAAGTGAGGTTTAATATGAGCGAGATAAAACCAGAAACCATTGGGGATAGAATTAGGCGAAGAAGAAAGGAACTCAGAAAAACATTATCTGATATAGCTGAAGAGGTTGGGGTTTCTCTTGCTGCAGTTTCTTTATGGGAAAGAAATGATTCAATACCATCAGGACAAAGAATAAATAACTTATGTAAGGCCCTTGATTGCACTCAACTATGGCTACTTGAAGGCATCGAGCACATGACAGTATCTCCAACGAAAACCGAAAATAAATACACCAAATACGACCTAGAAAAATTAAGTAATATATTTGACATATTACCTAAGGAATACAGGCTAAAAGTTGTAGAGTATGCTCAAAACCTAATGGATGATTATTATTCTGAAATGTCTGGAAAAATAAACAAGATTAAATCAATGAAAAATAAATAAAAAAACAAATAAATCAATTAAACTTGAAAAAATAACTTTACTTTCAAGTTTAATTGATTAAAACTATCTTCAAGCTGTTAAGGAGATAGTCAAATGAATAACAATATTCCAAATAATTATCTAGAAGATATATCTAGTCGTATCAATCAAATTGATTTTTTGCATCGAGCATCCATGATCATGGATCTCCAAAGTCGCCTTATATCAGATGAAATCATTCTTGATATCTTGGCAAAAATAAACTCCATTCTACAAACGCTCACCCTTAAACAAAATGAGCACCAGGGAATAACTCACCAAACTCCAGTCAAATCAGAAAATAAAGTTGCAAGCAGTGGTTTTCCGCATCCGTATTTATTGCTAGATACTTTAGCTGAGCGTCTATCAAGAGCGATGTCATTACGAGATATTAGTCAAGGCGAATTAGCGCGCAAAGTCGGCATGAGCCAACCTGCAATTTTCAAGCTAGTGAATGGTGAAACCAAAACAAGTAGAAAGATTGTTGAAATTGCATTAGCGCTGGAAGTGAATCCGGCTTGGTTGCAGTGTGGAGAAGGCGAAATGACAGATTTTTGCGCCTCAAAAACAGAGGAGTTATAAGATGACCATTTTACATTCTACCTCAACCCCTAATTTACCGAAACCTGACATACATACAGCCGTAATATTACCTATGTTCTTGTTTCGTTTCTGGACTAAAACTGAGAATCCAGAGAAAAAAGAAGTTATGGCTACCAGTGCTGAACAAGCTAAAGAGTTACTCGGTAGCAATGTTGTTTTCTCTGCTCAATTTCCTTGCGAGGCTTAATTATGGCTCACGAACTCAACTTAGAATCTGTTGCAAAAAAAAGCTCTCAATTAAATGCACTGTTATTTCAACTAAATAATCTTCGAATTCCTGAAAGCCCTGATGTTGAAACTTTAATAGAACTAGCGCATGAATTATCTGGTGATGTTGTTAACTGGATTCTTGAAGAAAATGCACAGAGAGATAATGATCATGATAAAAGAAATAATTAATGTAGATAGCGGAAAAATGCTAGATACATTACATCGAGTAAAAGCATTTTTAATCTCAGCTCAGTTTCTTTCTCGCAATGGTGAAGAACAAGAAATTCAACTTAGTTTATTATCTCAAGCAGAAGATGAAATTAATGAGGTTTTAAATGATGAATAACACTGAATTAAAACAATCCGCTTGTGATGAATTACTTTATGCGACTTCTATTTTAAATCTCATTATCAACGATAACGTAACACCTAGTGATAATATGTTTAATGCTATTGAGTCAGCAGTAGCTAATATAGAAAGAGCAAAAGAAAATGTATCAATTATTAATACTGATAAATTACCAAAGCCTATCGGTGAAATTAAAATCAGTGATAACGATACAATTGAAACGGCTGTCGGGTGTATTTTAAATACATTAGAAACTGCAATCAATTTAAAAGTTGCCGAAGAAAGCGGTCATATTAAAAATTACGATATTCAAATTACAAATTTAATCCAGTCAGCCAAATTAAATTTAAAAACTGTTTATGAAAAAGTAAGTTTCACGGAGGCGTAATGAATATTGATGAATTAATTACTCTTCCTGACTTAAGTAAATTAACAGAAGGCGAGTTGGGAAAATTAAGAGCAAACTTAGACTTATCTATTGATTCACTCATTACGGGAATGAACATATTTGGTGAATTTATGTTTTGGGCTGATAACAATGAAAATTATCAAGATGGAAAAAATCATATTAGTGATGTGGGATTATTTATAAGCCAAATGTCGTTATTAATATCAATATTAAATGAAAGGTTTGGCGGAGTTGAATATGAAATATCAAATCGAAGAATAAAAGGAACAAAAAAATGAGCAAAAAACACGAAGCTATTGAGAAGGCAACTGATAACCAAATTACTATTGCCATGCGCCCTGTCTATATTATTGCAGGCGCCAACCGTGCTTACTTAAGTGAACGCTCTGCACTAAATAAACTGGCAAATATTCTCACTGAGCGTGAATTCCATAAAGAAGGCATTGAGACTAATTATGAAGGCGAACAGTGTGAACTTGAGGATGGTACAATGGCTTTTAAGCGTGGCGAGCCTACCGAACACTTTATGGAACGCAAGGAAGCTAAACTAACCGAACTCCAAGAGCGATTAAAGCAGGAACGTAATATTGAACGCTTACAAAAAGAATATGCTAAAGCTGTCGCTAAATATGATGATGCAGAAAAAGAAGCTGATAGATTATATTATGAATTAAATAACGCTTTGACCAATAAATAAATCATCTACTAAATAAAAATTAATTATAGCGTTCATGCTAGGGATTGCTGCGCTCTGAATTAGGAGTAAGCAACATGGATAAAGTGAACTTACTTGAAATAAGAAGAAAGCGTTTTATTAACTCGGTACTTATTTACATTAAACAAAATGGAAAGAAAGCTGAATTTAAATCAAAGGCAAATAATAAAACTGTTATTACAGAGATTAAATTTGAAAACTTAAATAACTTCTTCCGTGATGTCTATGAAGAAAAAGATTGCCGTCAACGTTGTAAGTGGAGTGATAAAGATATCTATAACACCTATGAACGTTTATATAAATCTAATGGTTCTATTTCTGAAATGGGTAAATTCATGATTGATTATATCGTTGAGTATTTACCGCCTTACTTAAATGGAGAGGAATATAAATATCATGACGTATTCTGAATTCATGAAAAAAGGTAAGCAATTAGAGAGTAAAGGATTTTATAGACGCGCAATAGAGCAATACAACCAAGCTTTTATTATTGCAGATCCACCAGCCAAAGGTGCAATGAGTTATCAACAAAAAATAAGTAATCAATCATCAAAGCGCTGTTTAGATAAAGCCAGAATTAAAATACCGGGTGGTATGTTATGAATACTAAAAAAATGACACCAGATGAAATCATCGAATATTTAAAAGAAAAATGTTTCCCAGCCTCTCTATTAGATAAAGAAGCCATTAAGTCAAATCGTAAATTAACGCCAGAAGAACAAGAAATATTTGTTAAGTACATTGTTGATAACTTAAGAACACTTGAAGCAAATAAATATTTAATCTCCTGCGCAATGCGATTCGGCCCTGGTCTTAATGAGCAATTTTCGTTTAGACACAAAAATATTGTTGTCGATTTGGATTTAAAAATTGTCGAGAAGCTACTCATTGTAAAAGTTGAGTCAGTCATTCTCGATCAATCAGATGATGGCGTATTCGCTCTGTTCCGTTTTTACGAAGGCAACAAAGCAAAAGGTGAAGAAGGTAATAAGTGGATGCAAGACATGCTTGATCAATTACTCATCAATAGCGCCACTTTGCTTATCTCACAAGGTAAAAGTCAATTAATACACTAAGGATAGTCAATATGAATAATTTAATTAGTGCCAAGGCGTCAATGACTTCGAAAGAGATCGCTGAATTAGTTGGTGCTCGTGAAGATAATGTAAAAAGAACTATTGAAAGACTAGCTAATAGCGGTGTTATTTCCCAACCTCCGACGGAGGATGGGATTAAATCAGCTAATGGCGTAATACCAAAACATTATGTTTTTTCAGGTGAGAAAGGAAAACGAGATAGCATCATTGTAGTGGCCCAACTCTACCCTGAATTTACAGCTCGGTTAGTTGATCGCTGGAAAGAACTTGAAGATGAACGAGTCAAACCAAAATCACAAGCAGAAATTATTGCTGCTATGGCATTGGCTAACTTAGAAAGCGAACGCCGTATATCTCATGTAGAGCAAAAAGTTGAACAAGTGAAGGAAGTCGTTGAGCAAATAAAACAAGGAACCATCCCTGCTGGCTGGATCGGGTACTCTCTGGCGAGAACTAAAGCAGGCCTGACTATTGATAAGTGTAAGACGCTTGCCAAGCAATATGGCGTCAGAAAAGACCAAATAACCATTCTTACCCCAGAGGGTATGCCTAGACCTATGGCGATCATCCATGAGACTGACTTCATGGAGGCAATGAAACACATGATGGGCGAAGCAGAGAAACGCGGTACTCGTTGGTATCACCCGAAAATGGGATTATTTCAGGCAATTGGCTGGGAGGATAAATAGTGATTATTCAAACACATTTACTTCGTGCGGCTTTAGTTTGTGTGGCTAAACAGGATCCTCGTTACTATCTGCAGGGTGTTCATATTAGCAACAAGTACATCGAAGCGACTAACGGACATGTCGCTGTGCGTATGGAGCATGGCATTAAAACACGCCGTGATGCAATACTTGAGTTCAGAGGTTCTATTCCTGCAAAAGCAAATACAACAGAAATTAAATTTACCAAAGAACCTTTTGCCATTCATCGCGACAAAAACGGTCATCGCGTGGGGTTCTCTGCACTTGTTTCACATAAAGGTGCGCGCTTCCCTAATTTAGATCTCGTCATCCCGACAGAATATGAACTTTGTTTACCTCATATGCAGGCTGTTTACCTTACTTATCCTGAAAAGATGTTTAGTACTAGTCGCGGATTTCATCCTGTTTCATTTCATCCATCAGGAATGACCACGCCTTGCCTATTAAAATTCAGTGACGTAATAAACGAAAAATACGGCAATCCGCAATTCGTTGTTATGCCCTGCAGAGCTTGAGGTGAAAATGAAAATTGAATACATCCCCAGTGGGGTGGGAAGCGTGGCAAAAGTGGTTATTTTTTCCTTCATCACTGAGCGCAGAAAACTAAATCGGTTAGTTGATCGGGCATTACTTTTTACCCCCGTTCACGAAAGCACTATCGGGTTCTTTTTTCGTGTCACCACTCTTTATGGCAAGCCGAGTCACGTATTACGGGCTTACAAGATTATTTGCAAGGAGGCAAACCAGTGATTGAGAAGAACAATGCTGATCATGAGATTAATGAATATGACGATCCGCTTATTAAGGCAATTCATCATTTTGATGATGGGTGCTGTTATATCGAGCCTTATCTTCATGACTTAAATTTTAGGCGGTTTATCCATGACGGGGTATATAAGCCCCGCCCTAACCCTAAACAAATTACTAAGCCAAAGTTAACACCGACTATTAAAAAGAAAAAACGCAAATCGAAAGGAGTTCACCATGCTGAAGTTTGATAAAGATAACCGCTTAATTTTAGATGAATTAAAAACACTTGAAGACTATCTGAGAGCATTAGCTTATTGCAACTCTTCTATTATGCGTATTGATGCCAGTTTAGATAGACACCAAGAAAGTGACTCTGATTGGGCGATACGTGCAAGAACAGCTCGTAAATATTTAAACTGGCAACGTAGAACGATTTGCGATCAACTAGCTATTTTAAAACGCCAGCGTAAAGAGGTCGATTATTCACGCCGAATACTCAGAAATGAAATTTTAGTTGCTGAACTTAAAAAGCTCATTACTCACGAAGAGTTTATGCAACTTGTTAATAAAGCCGAAACAGAAGCTAGCGCGCAATTAGTCTCTGTCTTGGAGGTAGATCATGATTACGACTGATCCTGTTTTAATTAAATTAATTTCAGACAACATGGCTGATCCCGGTGATATAACTGATGCAGTCTGGAAAGCCGGTTATCGTAAAACAGATTTTACCACTGAGCAGATCATTGATATTACGGTGAGTATGACGGGTGACTCTATCCTTTTAAAGCTACCTCATGACACCTTGCCTAAGACTTTAGATGACATCAGTAAATATCATTTAAACAATATCATTTTCGATGCTCATTGGGATAACCCACCAGCGACTATCGTACAGGCTATTATGGAGAGCGGGTATAGGAAAGGAGAATAGACATGCTCTATGGAGAGAATTACATAAATCCAGTAAAAATTAATTATTCAGTGAGTTACAAAGAGAAACAACAAAGTAAAGGGCCCGCTAAAAAGCGCAATCCTACTTTTATTGGAACAAAGGAGCTAGCTAAAAGGATCGGTATAAAACCACACACATTACGTGTATGGGTGAGTGAAGGGAAGCAAGCTAAAGAAGGCTTCCCAAAACCTAGTCACCGACTGAAAGAATTACAATTCAGAATGAAAGATATTATTGATTGGGAGAATGGTAAACGATTTTAGTCAATTTATCCCACCACTTCTCATAAGCTTCTCGTTGCTCTTCTAGGTAGGTGTGCTTATCGTACACCTGCCATATTCCCGGCAATTTATGCCCTAACATAATTTCAGCAACATGAGGCGGTGTTAATTCAGCAATGCCTGTTCTCATTGTTTTTCGCAAATCGTGTATAGACCAGGTATTGTAATTATCAAAATGGAGAGCCATTTTCTTATTGAGGTTTTTAATTATATTGCAATGCCCGCCAACACCGATTTTCTCCCCCGACTTTGTTGAAAATAAATAATTTTTAGAGGCACTGATTGCAAATGCTTCCATTATTAAATCTTTTACTTGGGGGATAATTGGCCTAGTAATCGGTTTTCCAGATTTTGAGCCTGTTTTGTGCTTACTTGCAGGTATTACCCAAATATTTTTATTGAAATCAAAGTCTGTCATTTCTGCTCCGAGTAACTCACTCACTCGAGAGCCAAACAATAAAGACAGTTTTATTAAGAGTGCATTACGTTTATTGTATTTAGGATCATCAATTAAACCAAACAAAAAAGCTAACTCATCATCCGATAATATTCTATCTCCTTGGTTATTTACAATATCCAAATCCTGACAGCTCACGCTTAATAAGGGCTCAGTATTAATGATACCTCTCCTTATCCCCCATCGATGTGCGGTTTTTGAATAACGCAATATTCTTCCTGCTATAGAAGGGACTGATTTAGATAAATCTTCAATAATAGAAAGCCAAACATGAATATTGGTCTCATCATGAGGAAGCGCCCCTATTTTGTTAAAGAGATAAAGTTCAAACGACCGCAAAATTTGTTCCGCCTTAACCTGCTTATTTTTTAAAGATCTTTCCCACCATAACCGAATCAGTGACTCTACTGTTTGTGCCTGAATCGCATCTTGCTTTTTGACTTTTTTTACTACTTTAGGGTTTCTATTTTGCTCCAGCTCTCCGCGATAGAATAGCGCTAGATCCCTTGCTTCTTTCAAACTAGTGGCAGGATAGCTACCTACATCCAACCGCTCAGCTTTCCCTATCCATCGATATCTAAATTGAAAAACTATCTTACCTTTTGGGCTGATACGTACCGATAATCCATCACGATCGGCTTTTGTAATCACTTTGTTTTGAGGCTTTCCGTTCATACCTCTAAGGTAGGAATCTGTAATAGACAT